TTTTTGGCTCTTTACTATTAAGCTGTTCAAGCTCTCCCTCTAACTCCGCAATTTCTGCCTCAAGGCCCGCCTTCTTTTGTTTGAGTTCTTCCTTTTCAGCCTCAATCTTGCCGACTTCTTCCTCTACTGCTGCAATCTCCTCATCGGTTTGAGCCTCTGCCAGTGCTGCCTCTACTTGTTCAGCCCTGGTTTCTAGCCCCTTTTCCTGCTCTTCCAGCTCTGCCAACACAGCTTTGCGCTGCTCAATTTTTTTGGAAATCATTAACTGCTTAAGCATCTTCTCATCCTCTCCCTTAACTTATTTTTCTTGGCTTCAAGAAGCCTTTGCCTATGTTGAGCCACTTCAGCCTTTCGGGCCTGCACTCCAGTTTCCTCATACGCCGGGAAGGTGCAAACTGAAACCTCATGGAGGTCTATTTTTGTTAAAGTCCACTTAACTGTCCCGTCATCCCGCCAATCAGTAATTTCCTCTAGGATGTTAAAACCAAAGCTGCACTGGTCCACATCTCCACGTTTCACTCGCTCATAAAGGTTTACTGCATCTGTGTCGTTTGGGTTGATTTTCATGCGGCCCCATAAGCCGTAGCTGTCTGCCTTTAGCTCCAGGGTCCCGGCTTTGTTTCGGCCCAATACCAACGTTGTGTCGTGGTTTATCAATGCCCTAATGTCGTTGTTTAAGGTTTCGTCAAAGGCCCCCGGTGCAATCTCCTCATAAGCCCCCGGCCAAAGCTCTGTTTCTCGGCCAAAAACCGCAAAATAACCCTCGATATACATATCCTGAGCGTCTGGCTCTGCCCTAGTTTTGAGTTCTGTTTGCAGGCTTCGGGTTTGCCTAATCTTCCTATCCATCGCCATCACCTCCTTGCAATTTAGCCTGGTCCCCAATCATCCCCAGCGGGATGTAGTTTTCCAGGATGACCAGCTCAGACAGCCCTTCTCTTGGTGACATACCCAGCCAGTCTCTCACTTCATTGCCTGTCATAATTCCGCGGACATACATATTGGCTCCCACATCGGCAAGCTCTTTTATGTCGTAGGCATACAAGCTGCGCGGGTTGAACTTGAAATACAGGTCCGGGCTCCAAAGTAGCTTCCTGGTCAGTTCCTGCTCTATGCCCTTGGCAAGCGGCAGGATAGTGGAGTTGATGAAGTTGTTGTATTCATCTTTGCTGTACTTTCCTACGCCCAAGAAGAAAGCAGGCACTCCAAATATGCCCGCCACGGTCTTTTTATCAATCTCGACCGCTTCGTTGATGGCTATGTCCTTCAATGAAAGCGGCTTCACCTGCTCCACTTCCAGCAGCTCTGCTGGAATGATCCATGGCTGCCCTGCTTCTGTGGCTTCAAGGTACTTCTTAAATACCGCATTTCTGCCTTCTTCGCTGGACAATTCTGCAGTTGTAGCATCTACTTTTACGACAAGCGAAGGCATGTACTTTCCCGACATAAAATTCTTTTTTGTTGCGGTAGCCTGTTTGAGGTTGTTGGCAATATCCTTGAGTGTTGCCCGGTAGCCTGTGCCCTTGTATGGTTTTTCAGGGTCCGGATTGATAATGAAGTGTAAAATCTCATCATGGTCATACTGCTGTCCCTGATAGAGGATTTTGTACCCCGCATCTGTTTCCATGAAGCTTATCCCGGAGGGTTTAAGCGGCACCAGTTCATCAATCAGCCCGTCTTTAATCTTGGGGAATACTACGCTGTTGCCTTCCCCGTCCAGGAGCATAGCGTAGACAATATTGTACATCCAGGCTTTTCGGGTCATTAAGCTGTAAGGATTGATATCTATCTTCCGGGATAACTCATTTCTAACCCGGATATCGCCATCATCTGTATTCTGCATCAGATGAATAGTCATCGACGAAATTAGTTCTGCTATTTTGTGAACAGCTATTTTAACTTCTGGGTTGTTCGATAGTCGAGTATAGCCCGGAATTGCCAATGTGTCATAGTCATGCATCAAAAACCATTCTAGAGCTGTTTTCGGTTCTGCTCTCGTCTTTTGTCTACTTGATTTAAGCCAGTCTAATAATCCCATCTATTCACCGCCTTTCAGCCACTTCTTTGCTGTGCCAGACTTAGCCAAGTTTTTCAACATTTGCATACAAGCAAAAACAGAGGCATCAAATAAGTCGATCCTCTGTGTTGGCAACACTTTCTCATATTTCACCGCATCGTCCACCTGTTCTATAGCACGAACGTTTTGAACGCAATATTCGTAAGCATCACTGTGCAGATAATAGAAGCTCCCCGCCTTCACTTTCTTTTCAATATGCCGGAAACCCTCAGACTTATAATGATAAAGCTGCGGCGTATCTTCTATACGGAAACTCGCCCGCTTCATCTCAAGAAAGAACTCTCTCCCGAATTTCCGGTCAAAACCAACTTGCTTGATATTAAAGCCTTTCTTTCGCATGTCAATAAACCATTTGACAACCGTCTGGTGGTCAGTGACCGGAGAATTCGTCATAGTAAGCCATCCATCATCTTGCCAGCCAAACAGCGGGATGTTGTCTTCCTCCGCTTTCGCGTGAGCGGCCACAACCGGGAAAAAGGCATGAGTAATGACAATGTCTACATCTTTGTAAGTGCCATATAGAGCAGTTGCACATAAATCATGAAGTTTAGCAAGGTCAGCTCCACCATACCACTCTATTGGAAGCTTTGCCAGTTCTTCCAGCGTCCAGCTATATTTGCGGTCGCTTGCCCGGAACTCTTCGATGTTGAAATAAGCCTTCATTGCCGATGTGTAGACATTTAAGGATTTAGCAAGAAACGATTTCCGCTGCTGCGGGTCGTTCTGTGCCTGGAGCGCTTCGGCCATCAATTCTTGGGCCGAGACTGAAACATTGTAGTTAGGGTTAGCCTTTTCATGCTCAATTGGGTTTAGATAATCAACATCTCCGTTTTCGTCTTCATCTGCTTTGGCAATGAAAACGAAATACTGCTCGTCTTTCACTGTTCCGTCCAGGATTTTTTGACAGTATTTTTCCCTGTTGTAACAAAAGGATGTCATGTCGTCCCCGGCTGTTGTAATACCAATGCAAAGACTATTCCGGTAAGCTTTCCCGCTTTCTTTGATAGTATTGTACTGGCTCGGGCTTTTGTAAAGGTGCAGCTCGTCAAGTATCTGGATAAGCGTGTTAAGTGAGTCCATGCGGTCAGAATTGCCGGCAATGGTTTCGATGCGCAAATATCCCTCGCCCAATTCTCCGTAGATGGAATGCTCCTGGTTGTTGTCCAAAACGCGGAAATTGTCAGCCTCGCCCATCTCCTTTAGGTTGTAAAGCAGGAAGTTGAAGCTCTGCAGGGCCTGTTTTAACAGCGCTCCCACTATGACGATTTCCGCCCCGGACTTCCGCTCAAGCAACCCCAGGCCCCAAGCCAGCGCACTTACGAAAGGGGTTTTGCCGTTTTTTCTGGCAATCATGATGAAGGCTTCCTTGAATCTACGCAGGTTGGTCCCCTTGTGGAAGAATCCCAGCAGGTTGTAAACGATAAACTTCTGCCAGGGTTCCAATAAAAAAGGACGCCCTCTTAATGGTCGCCCCTCCATGTCTTCGCCCTTTTGGTGAACAAAGGTCTTTTCAATTATCCCGATTACGAACTCGGCATCTTTCGGCTTGAAATCATACAAAGGATTATTCAGATCATCAAGGAAACGCTGACACATCTGGACAGTCTCTACACAGGCAACCTTGCGCCCCTCGACAATGCTGCTAGCATACTCCATTACAGTGTTATAGTTTGGGGCTTTATGTCGTGAGCTCATGCAGAACCCTCTCAAGCCTTGACTCTTTCTTGGAGGTGTTGCCCTTGTCTTGTATTCGCTTCAGCCCCGCTGGCGTTAACCCCAACTCCCGGGAGTATGCTATTATGTCATCCCGCTGCTTTTCAATAGCTTGATAAAGCGGGTTCTTGACTATGTTAGTCGCCCCGCTTTTATTTGTATGTTTCACAATTACCTGCCCGCCTGAGCGCTCAAACAGATTAATCGTTTTCTCATAGTCGGCTAAAACCTTGGCTAACGTGTTAATGGTATACATGAAGCTGGCATTATAAGTCCCGACTTGTTTCATCTTGTTGATAATCTGTTTTTTGTACCGCATTTCGGCTTTTTTGTAAGCATCCAAGGTTTCACCTCCCATGCTTATGTGTTCCCCCTTTGCTCAAAAATCGCGCTCTATTGGAAAAAGC